ACTATCCAAGGGCGTGGTCTTGGTCGTATCGATCAATAAATTGCCGACGTCATGCACCGCACCGCCCGCAATATCCACCCCCAATTTAGCAGTGTCTGTGACTATATCCGCGGTTTTGTTTATCACGGTTCCGGCCGTGAACCCGAAAAGGTATAAGATCTGGTTGATCAAAGGCGCGAAAAAGTCGTAGACCGATTTCAATAAATCTCCGCCCGCAACCAGTAAATTTATTCCTAAAAAGGATAAAACCAATAGGAACACCAATATCCCAATAATCGTATTTTTATTTAGGCGGGGATTCTCGCTATTCGGTTTGACTTCTTCTACGTACCGGTTCTCCTCTTCCATTCTATGATTAGTTATATAACTAATAGAATATAAAATTCGCGTTGCGTACCGTTAGAGCTTATTATTTGTTGTAGTATAATAAAAATGGCCCTTTTCAATATTATCGAGACGTTTTTCTTTTTAAGTTTAGCAATAACGTTTTTACTGATACTGTTGCTGGTGAACCATTTTAAGCAGCGCATCAATGTTCTCGAACAAAAGTCGGATACGATGTTTGAGATCATCAACAATATTCGTCAACAGATTGATTCCATGATTTACCGCACGAACATGATGCAGTACCAACCGCCCCAAATGGCTCAGAGAGGCTTTCATATTTCTAAAAGTGCCCCCGAGGTGGCCGTTGGTGGCACCGAAGACGCCTATTTTGTTCGGACCGAACCGACCGATCGTATTGTTGTCTCCGACGAGGACGAGGACGAGGACGATGAGGACGATGACGAGGACGATGACGATGAGGATGATGAGGAGGACGACGATGAGGACGAGGAAGTGATTGTCTTTGAAGAACAGCGCGCCAACTCCGAACCTAAAATCAAAATCATCAACATGGAGCTTTCGGAAACCATCGATGTGGAGAACCTGGAAGAGATTGCTGATCAGGATGATGCGGACGATGCTATGGACACTGAAGACGCACACGATACAACCGATTTAGAAGAAGTGCCCCCGCTCATGTGCGAGACCGACGACCTGATCATTGAGAAGATGGCGAACGAGGAGACAAACGACCATGGTGACTTAGCCGATGTGACTGACCACTCGAAAGATATCTACAGCAAAATGCATGTGCAGGATTTAAAAAAGTTGGTGATTACCAAGGGGCTCTGCAGTGATGCTAGCAAGTTGAAGAAGAACGATTTATTGAAGCTGCTCGAGTCATCACAGTAGTGCCTGCAATGCCTGCAATAGTTTTTATTATATTTTAGATTATATATAAGACATAAAATATAGTATGTTTTCGCCATTTCAACCTGTAAATTTAGAATGTGCCTATCCCATCATCAAAGAAACGGTTCCCCGTTCTTCTTTAGGCTACGGGACCAACAACAAATATCCCGAGTTTCCGCCGTTGATGAGCGACGGGCGCGCGGTGATTGGTTCGTGGCAACCCGAATCGGTGGACAATGCCAGCCTCATCGAGAACAATGGTATCAAGTCTAACTGGGAATATCGCCAGTTTTTGATGAAGAATTCCCAAGATATTTTGGAATACAACTTCCGTGAGGCGTGCAATGACGTGGGGTACTTCAAACGCCCGGTGGACCTCCCTAGTATTCAGTCCAACAAGGTCTCGGGGATCCAGACCCCCTATATGTTTGACTCGATGGTGGATAAAACCAAGCCGGTTGGGTACGAGCAGAGCGACCTGAAGGATTTGTACTTGACCCGGGAGCAATTGGAGGCACGCCGGATCGCGCCGGTGATCACGCAGGCTGAGTTGCTTAAACAACAGTCACGCTAAGCCGTTACAAGATAAGGATGGGATCTTAAGGGAAACCTAGTCAAGAAATGCTTTTGCTTTACTTCGTAAAGCATTGCATTTCTAACTCCCTTAAAGTTTAAGGGAAGGATCTTAAGGAAACCGTAGGTTCCCTTAAAAAATTGACTAGTATAGACACTAAAAGTCTAACGGAACCAAACAATAACAACAACATGGCAACAGAGCAAATTATTATGGTGCCAGCGGGCTATTATATCAGCAACATTTCGTATGCACCTATTGTTGGATACGAACCACCGGCTCACCCGCAACCTGAACAACCAGCACCCCCGCAACCCGAACAAGAAGCAGGTGAGCCTCGTCAGCGGCTTTGGCCCGAAGCGCAAGAAGGATCATTTATGTATAATTTGGACAATCTCATTCTCGCGGGTTATACTCAAAGTATCCAAATTTCTAGAGAACAAAAGGAGAACCTATTGACCTTGAAAAGGTTGAATGTGAACACCTTCAAACGGGTCATTTGTGAGTTAAGGTTCTCGGCGAATGAACGTAAAAATTTATTGGCAAGCGTCTGGAGACTCGAGAAACCGGATCTCGCGAGAGAGAATGCCCGCCGAGCCAACATGGCCCGCATGGCCCGTCGCTACAACAACAACCTTCCATTGTAGTCATAGTTTATTGTTTGTCCTTGTCTTTGTAACACTTGTATAACTAAACCGTGTTTTTTCTTATTGGTTTATTTATTTGTTGATATAGGATGTAAAAAGGTCGTAGTATATAGAAATAAAACACTATGCGCCTCATCAGTTACGATGTTGGTATCAAAAACCTGGCCTACTGTGTTCTCGAATACGACGATAAAAACACACTCTCGATCTTGGATTGGAATGTTCTCTCCCTTTTAGAACAAGAAGCCCCCGATAAACAATGCAATCAGACAAATCCCGGGAAAAACAAAAAGGCCTCTCCGACACCGTGTGGTAAAATCGCCAAATACCAGAAAAATGGGCAATGTTACTGCGATAAGCACGCCAAAAAATGCGCATTTATTGTTCCCACCAAAAAACATACCAAGCCCCATCTGAAAAAACTCAAAGTTCCCGAATTAGAACAACTCTCAAAATCCCTTTTTCTTTTTGGACCCGAGAACCAGGCGAAACCCAAAAAGGACGAAATAGTCGATAAAATCGCTGCTTTTTATGATAAACAATGTTTAGAGCCCATCGTGAAGAAAAAGGGCGAGAACGCCGGGGACGCCGACCTGATTTTGATCGGAAAACGGTTGAAACAGGTTCTCAACGCGAGCCCCATTACCCCCACCCTTACCCATGTCATTATTGAGAATCAGATCTCCCCCATCGCCACCCGCATGAAAACTTTACAAGGTATGTTGACACAGTATTATATTGATCATATCGAGAACGTCGACATCACGTTTGTTTCATCGGTGCATAAACTCAAACAATTTGTTGCGATAAAGACGGGTGAACAAGAAAAAACCAGTTACAAAGATCATAAGGTATCGGGGATCGACTATTGTTCTCGGATATTACAGCAAAACCCCGGGTTCTCGGCCTGGTTACCCAAATTAGATACCAAGAAAAAGGATGATCTAGCCGATTGTTTTTTACAAGGATTATGGTATTTCAAACAAAAAAATATAATTACTTATGCGGACGATTTAAAAATAAATATTGTAACACTATCATAATTGAAGTATGGAAGTCATAGATATTGGTGCAGATAATTTGGATCCGATTTCGATAGAAATAAGCGAAAATAAGCCGAGTGTGAGTTTCGGGTCGGGCATCGAGCTTTTGATGAACGACAAAAAGCGGTCGGCTAGCACGATGAATTTAAATTTAGGCGAATTGGACTCCCTCGAGAACGAACTCAATGAGATTTCGGGGGTCGGTAGTGGCGGTATGGGGGGCGGGGGTGGTGGCACGAAAACCCTCAGTGGATTTGCCAACAGCTTTTTCGGCAGCGGGTTTACGTCGAGCGAGCCGGCCAAAGAGGTGTCTATCCGTATGGAAGATGATTCGAAAAACGATTCCAATCTGGGCGCTGCCACCCGCGATAGCGCCGGCACGACCAAGACATGGGACGGGTTCTCCAAGCTCAATGAGGTGCCGGTGTCGGCCAGTGTGTCTTCGGGCCGCATGTCGGACCGCGAGAAGCGTCAAAAGAAGCGTGCGATGATTAAGAAGCTCGACGATTGGTACGAGAAGGGGCTCATCAAGCACAATTCCCATTTCAACATGGATTCGTCGTATGAGGAGGTGGAGGACGAGTACGAGCAGGCCATGGAAGATAAGCGCCGCAAAGACGGGGTCAAGCTCTACGGTCACTGGCTCATGACGTTTGTCAATACGCTCGAATACGGTAATGCCGCATTTAATCCCTTTGACCTGAATTTGGACGGGTGGGGAGAGCAGGTGAGCGAGAACCTGGACGATTACGAGGACATTTTTACCGAATTGCACGATAAATACAAGGGCGGGAAGTTGGCCCCGGAGATATCGTTGATTTTACGTCTGGGGTTCAGCGCAGCCGTGCTCAATTTCTCCAACAAGGCCTTGTCGAGTGCGGTGCCGGGGGTGAACGACATCATGAAACAGAATCCAGAGTTGATGCGTATGTTTACGAATGCGACGGTGAGCAGCATGAGCCAGGCGTCGCCTGGTTTCGCGATGGCCAACAATTTTATGCAGCAAGAGGCCGCCCGTCCGCGGGGTCCCCCGCCCCCTGCCCCAGTAGAGACCAAGAGCCAGGTACCCCCGCAACGTCCGGGTAGCATGGTGTTTACCGAGACCCCTGCTAACCGCCCCGACATCCAAGCGGGTAGAGGATCCACCGGATCCATGTTTCGTGAATCGGGAGTAGAGCTCAATAGCGGGTTTGCAGGTGTCAACGATAGCACCCGTATCCCGGAGGCGATGCGGCCCAGCTCGAACCAGGGTCAGGGTCAGGCCCAACCGAGACCCGAGATGCGCGGTCCTCAGAACACCGACATAGATAATATTTTGGCCGGACTCAAGACCCGCACGGTAAACATCCATGAGACTTCGGGCCCTGCAGCAGATGCGTCCGTAAAGAACATCAATACCGAGGATGACTCCATGATTTCCATCAGTTCACTGCGGGACTTACAAAATGGTAACATGCCGAAGCGTACCAACCGCCGCCGTAACGGTTCCGCCAGAAATACTGTGTCACTGGACATCTAAAAAATATACGATTTATTTAATGTGTTAAAACAAATATAAAAACGGTACCGTATATATTATTGTGGAGGGAGAGCGGGAAACCATTTCCTCCTCCACATACCGCCCCTATGGCTTAGTGGTATAGCGTCTCTCTAGTAAGGAGAAGGTTATGAGTTCGATTCTCATTGGGGGCAAAAAACTATTTACAGTTTTTTCAGGGCAAAAACTATTTATTGTTTTTCAGGGGCAATAAATAGTTTTACGTGAATTTTGTATGGAATGGTACCACATGCGAATAATAATGCCGCAAAAACCAATATAAACATTTTTCGCTACTATACTGTAATGTTCAGTATACCGAATACGACTAGTTTTGTGGATACTATTGATACAGTAATCGTGGCCGTGACCCGAGCTGTGCAACCAGTCGTCCCGTTATATAATATTTTTATTAATGCTGTATCTCAAATAAATTATCAATACCTCACGGTGAATGTGCTGGTTAAGTACAGCGAAATAACATCCAGTTGGCAGACCTTTTGGAAAACGGCGTATAACACCAATATCTGTGTCAAGTATAGTATCGACATTGCTAATTACATATGGAGATTTTTGCAAACTATTGTTACCAACAACCGTATTGAACCGTTCACTGCCGAATGGACATCGATATCCAAATTGGATCGCAATCCATGCAATAGTGGTGATCCGTTTTATTTTCACGAATACTATTATTACGAATGTGACCGTAAAGGTGACCGTAAAGGTGACCGTGAACGTGACGACAATTACGTATTTTCAGATTTTTTTTTACATCTTCCGGAAGGGGTCGAGGAGCCTCACCAAATCAAATGTTTGATGATGCGAAATACGCAAAACCAATATTTAGTGAAAGCGATCAAGGCGGATAAGAACGGATTGGTTATTTCGAAACATCCGTCCAGTGTCAAGTTCCTAAGCATCGAATATAAACAACCCAAGACCAACACTGTGTTACCGCTCTCCCTGGATCCGGGGATGTATATGGAATTCAACGAACTTTTCACACCGACATTCGTCAGGCGCTTGTTGGAATATCAACATAACCGTCACTGCTGTTCGTTTGACACGGATTATACCCTCGCCATTATGGATAATAATATTAATTTTATTGAACTCTCCTCCAGCGATTACGTTATGTTGGAAAAGGATTCTTACAAGGTCAAAACGTTTGTTTGAAGTAAAACAATATAAAGTTTTTTCTCACTAATACTATACGGGCGTAGTCACTATGGATACGGTGAGTATACCTACCTCTGAACATTCTCTCGATGGTAAATGGGATCTATATTACCATTTACCACACGACAAAAGCTGGGATCTTTCCAGTTATACAATTATTATGGGTTCCATCGATACCGTCGAAAAGGTCATCGCGCTGAACGAATCTATCCACGAAAATGTGGTTAAGAATTGTATGCTTTTTGTGATGAGGGAAGGGATTACGCCCATGTGGGAGGACCCACGTAATCGCAATGGCGGTTGTTTTTCTTACAAGGTGGTCAACAAGGCCGTCCCGGAAGTGTGGAGGAGTCTGTTTTATAGTTTATGCGGTGAAACGTTATGTGTCGACCCCCGGCACAGTCGTCACATCAACGGCATCGCCATTTCGCCCAAGAAAAATTTTTGTATTATCAAGATTTGGTTGGATGTAGGCGATCTTCAGGACCCGTCCATCATCATCAACATACCCAATCTATTGAAGCAGGGGTGCTTGTTCAAGAAACACGAACCTGAATTTTAAGGGAAACCCAGGTTTCCCTTAAGATCCCATCCTTGCACGGAGGGGTGGTAATAATTTAATTATGTTATTTTTGCTAACGTAATTAAGTAGTTTTACATTCTATTCTTTCGCGTTTTGCGGCCGCCTTTTTGAGACGCGCTTTTGCTTCGTCCTTTCATCGATTGTTGCATCTTGGCTGTCTTATTGAAGTTGGCCTTGGCGCTCTCAAAATCGGCACCTGCAAAAGGAAGTCCGGTGCGCTCGCGGGCGTCGGGATCAAACCGCAACTCACCTAATTTGTTCATTTCCTTGATCATCTTGGCTTTCGTCTTCTTTTCCGCGGATCCGGGTTCGGGGGTGGGCGGCGTGCCCTGAGGGATGGATTCCGGGTTTGCCTTTTTCAATGCCTCGCTAAAGTCATGTATTTTATTCGTTTCGGTCTTTTTGGGGAAACGCAGTTTCATCAGCGTGCTTCTCACATGTTCCTTGTCCATTTTATCTAAAACACCTGGGTGACCCTGTTTTTTCATGAACTGTTCAAAAATAATAATATTTCTAATATGGTGACTATCTAATTTAACTTCTGTGGCGCGTTTTGTACTCATTTTAGCCGATTATATACATTATGACTAGATATTATATATTTTTGAGAATGCCCCGCCACCATACGCGCAAAGCCCACCATAGCAAGTCTGCCCATCACTCGATGATGGATCACCCCCTCGGTGAATGCTGTGACACCACGTTCCACGGCATCCACCACTGGTACAAGCACATGTTCGAACACCTCGGCTGGATGATTTTGGCCAAGGACCGCGGCATGACCGACAAGACCACGACGTACCTGAACTCGCTTAAGCGCCTGAAAATGGCCATCGAGCAGAAGACGAAGGCTATGCGGGACCACGATAAGAAGGAGGATCTCAAGATCATGCACCACAATGTCTGCATATTGATGGAGCACGCCGAGAAAGACCTCTAATCAGGGGAACCTACGGTTCCCCTCTGACCCCTCCCTTAAACAGTAGATGATCTTGGAAACCACCTTGGAAATTATCTTAACACGCTGGTTAACATAATTGGTTTCAATTTGAGGGAGGGGTCGCAGGGGAACCGTAGGTTCCCTGCTGGGATCTTAAGGGAAACCGTAGGTTTCCCTTAAAAAATTGAATTATTTATATTTGTTTTATCTAGATGTAACTGTAACTGGACCAACATGTCGACGCCTGATCACTATTACAATGCTGCTATGGACTACATTGCCGAGGACGAAGAACGCCGGGAATGGGAAGAAAAAATGAATCAGGAGGCCGAGCGCGACTGGGAAGAGATGGAGCGGCGCGAGGAGGAATGGTACGCCGAGCGTTACAAGCGCGGGTTCTTCGTCTACATCTACTATGTTCTCGAAGACGCCTATTATTACCTCGAAAGCAAGCTCACGGATTTCTATTACAGAGTCTATCGTCATATTCGTCTCTTTTACTTGACCCATCGATGAAAAAAAAAAGTTAGGTATTGTTACGTTAAATAGTCAATGTTTTGTAATCTTCCACAAAAACGGTTCCTACATAGTTCCCCTTTTTTACATTACTGATGGTGGTGTATATCACGCGAATATCCTTTTCAGATTTATAGCGACAGTGTTGTTTACAAATCACCGCCCCCTGAACCGCAATCTTATGCAACTGTTTTTTATCGTACTTGTTACCTTCTGGCAGGGTAGCAACTACATGGCATGACGATTCTTGGCTCACATGGAACCAGATGTCGCGGGGGTGCGCATCGTCAATCAGATCGAAATTCTCTTGGGCACTTTGACCTACTCGGAACGCAATATTACCCTTGATGGCATCTACGTATTTTGAAATGTTGCGCATTTTTTCACTGTTTATACCGTCGTAGGGTCTATTTATCTAATCAATTTTACACCTTCGCGCATTTTCAATGCGCGTGGTAACGTTGCCTTTGCCAATAAAAACGCCTACTAAAGTGGGCGTTTTAAAACGGCAAAGGTGTATTGCGATGAGTCTTGCGTCGTTTTCCTCCTACTCGCAATGATGCAGTGCGAAGACTACGACTCTTGCTTTTAGACCTTTGTCGATTTAAATCGCTCCCTGAAGGGGGCGATTCTGTTGGTACATAAGGCAAAGTAACGTTACCACGCGCATTTAAAATGCGCGAAGGTGTAGAATTAAACGCATCATCACTCTTGACAAGTTTGATAGTAAATCTGTGTTTTTTCAATTCCTTGCAGCTGTCCAACAGGTTATGTATGTTTTGTATTTTTTCTGTCACGGATTCTAACTGGCGTTTTACTTCTGCTATGGTGCAACTCATTATATATTATCCTACCTAAATTGTTTCCGTAACATAAATCAGCAAAGGTGCAAGAATATAAACACGAATAATAGGCTCCTTATGAAGGCGGCAAAGGTGCTAAACACAGCTTAATTTCCCCGAGCGACGCCACATCGTACTTCACAATTAGCGGTAAGTCGTTACCCAAATACATCTCTAAATGACTGCATAACGGGGTGCATTTGATAAAGTGCGACAATGACTTTAGGGAAAATTCGCCCTGAATCACGACCGAAGCATCCGACTTCTGAATAAACTCCATGTTACCGTCCGATTCCGACCTGAAAATCCGCGACGAGGCAAAGTTACCCTCACACGAAAATATCAGGTCATTCCCCACCGACTTGATTTCGATACGGTCCGAAATACCGTTTAGGTCACGGATGATCTTTTGAAAATCCGATGTGGGCAGGTTGATCACGGTCGAATATTCCACGTCGGGGACCACCAGCTCCTCCGTGTCAGGTTCAATGAGCCGCAGCTTCTGGCTATAACACTGTTTAATATCACCATTGTCGTATTGTAATCCCAGATGGGAGACGATGCCGTCATGGTAGTCGGATTGGTCGATATACATCGACAACGTATCGTCGTTCGACATGGTGGAAATCACCTTGAACAAATGTAGGGTATTCGCACACACGATGATCTTGTCCGGCTTACAGACATACTGCTCAAACTTGTGGGAATTTAGAATAACATTGACCAAAATTGTATGGGTCTTGTCGAAATTGATGATTTTCATCCCGTCTTTAGTAAAAGTGATCGTGGCATCCGTCAAAATATCTTTAATAGCCGTTATCATGTTACGAATCGGTTGAATTTGGACAGTTTTTATGGTCAAAACGTTATTTTCTTCGTTCATTAGCTTTAGAAATATAAAAAACTAAGCGCGTTCGTTTTTATATTTTTATCGACAACAAATATTTATCCAATCGTATGAATTGCCTTCGAAAATTATAATTATTTAGGACAACATGTATCCATAGTTCTTGGTTTAGCCAATTTTTTTTGTCGTGAAAATATATAAAATGTCTGCTCCTGTCGAAATTTGGGCCGCGGATTACGATCAAATCACTGCTACGATTAACGGTCTGTTTGCCTCCAACCAAATGGCGATGATCAGCATCTACAGCGATGCTGCCGGAACCATTGTTGCCAATGATGATGCCGGAACCCCCATCAAGGATCTTCAGGTCACGAGTGTCAGCGTCACCAAGTCCTACATCGATTCCGTCACCAACGACAAGGTGAATGCTAGCATTACCTTCGCATTTAGTGATAATTCCATCAAGGTGGTTGATGATCTCCATGTCCTTTATTACACCATCACGGGTGTGGATTTCCCTGTCCGTCGGTTCTAAGCAGGGAACCTACGTCAAAAACGCTTTTGCTTTACTTCGTAAAGCATTGCGTTTTAACTCCTTGCAAACCCTCCCTTTTATTGTAAACTTATTTTATAAATTATCTTAGCTTTTAGTTAACATAATCATTACCTATTCCCTTCACCCCTATGACCCCATCCTTTAATTCTTGAAACTTAATTATATTAACCACGTCGTTAATATAATTTACAAAACATATAGTCTATTATCCTCTGCGAATAACATACTTATTGTTGGTGCGGACCAGTTTTCCAATCAATATCGGTTCCGATCCAAATTCCAGCGCCCGTTTATAACTCTCATAATCGTACACCTCCATCGTATCCTTATTCAGCGCATAATCCACCCCGTCCTGGCTGATCTTTTGGGCTGTCCATTTGATACGTTGTACGTCCAGCCCCTCCTTGGCCCCCTTGTCCTCTTCGAAGCTTGGGTAAGACGCATATTGGTTCGACTCCACCTTACCAAACCCGTAGCAAACCAATTGTTCGTCGCCCGCAGCGCGTTTCGAGGTGCTCGCATACAGTTGACAATCGATCGCCGTCTCTTTCATCGCCTTTAATATCTGGTTGTTAGTTCTCTGTTTGATACTCGCGATCTCGTACAGCGATTCGTCCGTCGTTACCGGCGTCTTCTTATCCACCCGGCTCACATCACGTATGCGTAATTCGATGTTTTTCTCATCCGTACTCTGTTGTTCGCTGAACACTGTCACGTATAAAAACACCTTCACATTACGCATGTCTTCCGGTAAATCTTGGTGACTGCAGATACGGCGTGCGCGTCCAACCACCTGATCAATACGCACCATATGCCAGTAGGGCTCCACAATATGTACGAACCGGGTGTTCTTCAAATTAATCCCCTCCGCCCCCGAGCTCGTGATCATAAAAATCTTGATGATCTCGCCCAGGTTGTTATTCTCGGCACGCTCGCGTAATTTCGTCGCAATATTGGACGGCACCGTGTCCCACGATCCATTATATATGTTACGTTTAATCTCCTTTTCGTCCTCGTCTTCCGTCCCGGTATAGAGAACAAAATTGGGTTTACCTACATCGGCCTCGTCCTCGATCCATTCCCACAGATCCGTCCCGCTCCGCTGGATCTTAAATTCGGCGAATCCATTGGCTTCCAAAATCAGTTTGATGAGTCCGATCCCTTCGATCGTTCGGAAATTACTATATAACAGATGTAATCCCTCATTGACCGGGTTTTGCAAGTTCTCTAATATCTTCGCGAATTTAGGGCTGCAATTCGGCAGCGCCGTTTTAGACAAATACATGCTCTCGCCGGTATTGGGGTCCCGAGCAGACACATCCTCCAGTGCCTTTTTAATACGGTTCTCGTATTTGGCCTCTTCGGCTTCGCCAGCCTGGACCCTTTCTTCGTCTTCAATGCTAGCAAACGCATCCACTAGTTGCACCTGTTGGGGCGGAACCGCGTCGAAACTGCCTTCGTCGATCTCTTCGCCCTCTTCGACATCTAACAGTTTGGCGTTAGGCAGCGGGCGCTCGATCGACGAGGGAAACACGAAATTACATGCCGCGCGCGAAAAGATGCGGTAGGTCGACGAGATCGTGTATAAATCCTCGGCGCCCTTGGCCGCCCGTTTACGTTT